CTATTTTTCTTTTAAGTCTTCTTTTGGCTTTAACACTATTTTTTGTTTTTGAACCATCTTTTTTGGGTTTGCATATGTTCTGTTTCTTCGTTTTAATCCCCATTGAACGCAAAGATTATCGCAATGATCCGATCCGACTGTTACATATGCAAAATTCTGACCCTTTTTAACAATTGACCCAACAGGCAAATCCGTATATGCAGGCTCAAATGTAGATGTTAAAACACCATGACTTATTGTTACAACAGACTTTCCAGCGACTAGCCCCGCAAAGGCGATTATTCCGTCTTGTGGAGCGCGCAACTCATCGCCTTCTTTAGCTTGTAAATCAACACCTCTGTGGCCTGCAAGCCAAGGCTTGCTTGGAGCATCAAAATCCTTAATAATATTTGCTTCTTTTACTGGATATATCATCCTAGACTTGCAATATTCCTCCTTAGAATCCTCACTCATACTTGTAGCTAAAACATGCTTTTTAGAATTATTTTTACAAGTATTCGCGTATTGCGTATACGCATCTTGCTGATTCGCTTGAACGTATTCATATTCAACGCTTTTGCTAATACTCGTATTTTCTAGAACACGAATTAGTGTAATAAATGCAATCAAAGCAAAAAACGCTATTATGTATACAAAAATTATCTTATGTTTCAAAACATATTTTTTTATTCTATTAATTTTTTTGGTGATTCTTTGCATCATTTTTTTATCAATGACTTTTATATTAAATATTTTCCACATATTTTCTCTCCTTTGAATTTCACACTAAAAATGGCGTATTTTAAGGGTTTTTGCTAATTTATTTTGCGTTCTTAAAAGTTTTTCATACGATTCTTTTTTAGTAAAGATTTTTTAAGCAATGTGGTTAAAGGCTATAAAACCTTGATATTTCAACGTTTAACAATTTTCGACACGCCCAAACGAGCATATATTTGCATATTGCCAAATTCCGTGTAATATAAATGTCTTGTGCACGGCACAAAGCCAAGCATGGAAGATATTCCTGCGTAGCTCAGTTGGCAGAGCGTTCGACTGTTAATCGAATGGTCGCTGGTTCAAGCCCAGCCGCAGGAGCAAAATAAACCACCAGTTCGTCTGGTGGTTTTTTGTTTTATAAAAATTTTAGTCCATCAAAATCTAAGTCAAACTCTCGGGTTATAGGCCAAAAACCTATAAGTTGCAATGCGTTAACGTACTTGCTTTGGCGTAAACTGTAAAGGTCGTTTGCATAAAGCAAATCTTGGCAAATATTGATAAACAGAGGATAAATATGTTAGAAAACATCTCCAAAGTCATGAATAATGGCAATAAAAAGAAGATGATAGTTCTTATAACTGGCGTTGTAGTACTTGCGCTAGTTTTTTGCATAGGCGCATTATGCTGGAGCGTTCAGCATAATGCTCGCGTAAAAGAGGCTCGTAAAGCTTGCGAAGTTCAAGTTGCGCAAGTAACTAAAGCAAACAAATCTTGGAACAAACTTATTAAAAATTCTCTACTTGTGTCTTTTGCTAAAGAAGATTCCGAAAACGGCAAACTACTAAATAAGCTTATGAAGTTGCGCATTCCAGAAACAGTTGTGTGCAACGCAAATTCACCAGAAGCTTTAGGTGCGCAAAATGCTCAAGCTATTGCAGCAGCGCAATGGTATTCCGATAACGCTCAACGAATTCGCAGCATCACTTCTATTATGATTGATAAAACTGCAGGCGATGAGTCTACTCAAGAAGACAAAAAGAAGGAAGAAGAAAGCCAAAAGCAATTGCAAGAGCTTACTGATTCTATTATTAGAAAAGCACCTAGAGTACAACGCAGGCCAAGACTTACCATTCCTAACATTCCTCCAGATCCTGTAGAAAAAGCGACGAGAAAAGCTCAAGAAGATGCTGCTGCAAAAGAAGCAATTAGAGAAGCAGAAAAGAAGAAGAATGCAGCTGAAAAGAAGGCTGCAGATAAGAAAGCAGAAGAAGATAAGAAAGCAGAAGAATTAGAGCAAATGAGAAAAGAGATTAGAGAAGCTGAAAGGAAGGCTGCAGAAAAGGAGGAAGAGGAAGAGAAAAAGAAGCAGCAGCAACAAAATCCTCCTGCGCCACCAACTCCTAATCCACAAGCTCCTACACCTGGAGCAGAAACAGGAAATCCTGGCGGCACTACACCTCCACCATCTAATCCTGGCGGCGGAACTAACGGCGGCAATAACGTAAATACGCCTCCACCAACTAATGACGGCGGAAACAAATAATAACCTCTGTTAATCAATAAAAAAAATGCGCTCAGCAAATCACTGAGCGCATTTTTTATACTCTAATCACTTTGTTAAATCAACTTGAGTCCACTAAATAACTCAGAATGGCTTTATTTCAACGTTTTCAGCAAGTCACAAACAGTAACGACACACCAAACGACACACCTAGACTACTATGTTTAAGCATGTTTAAGCGATTAAACTGCTCTTAAAACCGTGTGTGACACGCCAAAAAGAACCTAGTTCTATTATACCATTTTCACGCTTTGAAGAGCAGCTAAGACTATAAAAAATTACCCCCCGCATGAAGCGAGGGGTAATTGCTAATTTTCAACTTGTATTCTCTAAAAGAGAATACTTTAAGCGTAGCGCATGTTATTTGTTTTCGCTAGTCTCATCTTCCAGAATTTTGCCGCGTCCGTCCAGTTCAGCATTCGCCTCAATCTCAGCCAATGCGGCATGTTTACCATTATTAATAGCATCGTCCGCCTGTCCATCAACATAAGTTTTTACACAATCAAGAATAGATAAGATAACTTTTACGACTCGCATATTCGCAATCTGCAAGTTGAAAGCGGTGACATTCTCGAAGAAGCTAACAGTGTCTGTGATAATGATATATACACATGCAACCAATACAAGCGGGACGTGCGTGCCAATATTAAATTTGGCTTGTGCATAATCAAACAGAATACAGATGGCGATAACTAGCATATATGCGAACTTGTGGAACAAGCCATCGCGCATTTTACTGCTAGCAACGCTATGAGTATAGACTGCTTTTGTGAATCCGCTGATAAAATCGAGAAGTACTATTCCTCCTGCAATTTCGAGGAAAAAGATTTCAAGGTCATTCATATTTTTTCTCCTTATTGATTTGTTTTATTCTGGTTGATTATCGTTTGTAATCCACGCGCCGTTAAGGTGTGTAGTGCAGTTGCGCGCGTCACCGTCGTAGTACATGCTGCCGTCTGGCTGTACTAGGATTGCGGCGCGACCGCCAGTTAGTGTGATTGTGGAAAGAACAGTAGGTTTGAAGCCTTCTGGTATGTACTCGTTTGCTTTTGCCCAGTGTGCGTCTCCAGCGTGAATGCCGCCGCACCCATTTACGGTTACAACGTTTCCAACGCGCGTTATGGCCATTCTGATATCCTGGCTGACTGCCCACGGAACGTGCACATAAACGGTGCTAATGTCTCCGTCGTGCGTGATTTCTGATACTGCTGGCACTTGTGCCGCTTGCTGCTGCTCTTGCGTCTGCCTATCGCCTCTTGCGTACGCTTGCCACGCGGCCGCATCGCCATAAAACTTATCAAGGTCAAGATTGCCACCGTATCCAGGCAATGCGCCACTACTCGAATATTGGCGCATCGCGCAATCATATGCGTCTTCATTCCAAGGCTTGTCCTGATACCCTATGTGAGCGTAGTTCTTATATTGTGCTATCCAAAGTCCGCAATTTGTAGCATTGCTAACGGCTGCAAGCCTTCCATAGTCTCGCTGGCTGCCATAAAGAAGAGGCCTCACACCAGTGAGATTGTAAACGGTTTGAGCACACTGCTGCAAATACGCGGTATCGCCATAAGCACTGTTGTAGTCGCTTTCAAAGTCCAGTGCGAGAACAGCGCGACCAACATAGTCTTTTACAGTGTTCACAAAGTATTCTGCTTCCGCCTGCCAGCTGCCGCCGCTAATATAGTGATAGATGCCTAAAAGTTTGCCGCTGTTTAATGTTGCGTCGGCATGAGCGCGAAAACACGGGTTTATGTAGCCAGTGCCTTCCGTGGCTTTAACGATAACAAAATCAGCTGGTACAGCCGCAATATTAATGCTTGACTGATAACTTGATATGTCAATACCATTCAATGCCATATTTTCCTCCTTGATATTAAAAAAGCCACGCTGTTTGCGTGGCTAAATGTTGGTTCTTGTTTGGTTCAAAGTGGTTCAAAGTGGTTCAAAGTGGTTCAAAAACTTAATCGTGAGTTAATCGTGCGTATTATAGTCGAGCGTTTTCGGATAAATTCGGATTCCTCGGACGGTTTCGGACGGTTTCGGACGGAACGTATCATGCTTTCTGAGTTTTGACCTTGTTGAACTCTTGTTGGACTCTTGTTGAAGACTTCTGAATTTTGAGTTGCCTATAATAAGCATCCATGCTCTGCATCGTTCTCCAAGCGTTATAGTGCTTAAGCGTTCCTCGCCAAGAGTGATACATTGCGCTTATTTGCTTCCAACTGATTTCTCCACGGTTTGCGAGGCGTGCTAGTGCGCGCAAGTGCCGTCTCATGCGCTTAATCGTCTTTGGTATAGGCCGCGTTATTATCCGCCCTGTTTGCGTGTAATACCATTTTTTCTTAAGCCAAGTAAAGCCACGATGTAATGACGTAATATATGTTTTTGTCGGATTGAGCGTTAACCCTAGTTGTGCGCTCATTCTTTTAATCTCATCAAGCGTCGAACGTAGTTTAAGCAAGTCCGAGTCGATAACGTACAAATCGTCCATGTATCTTCCAGTTGCCTCGCACCCTGAGCGTTCTTCTATCCAATGGTCAATTTTTGACGGATACCCTACGGCTAATTGTTGGTTTGTTTCCGCGCCTAAACCTAAGCCGCTGCCACATTCCGCGTTCATGAGCTGCTCTAGCCATGGCATTATGCGTTTATCCTGTATGCGCTCAGAGGCTTGCTGTAAGACTTTCTCACGCGGAATACTTGCAAAATAATTCGAGTAATCACAAAGTAATATCCAACCTTGTGAACCGTGCTTTTTGTAGTGTCGTGCGAGTTGTTTTCGCAATAGTTTTATAGCGTACATTTCTCCGCGGCCTTGCTGATTCGCGCTATTGCCGTGAGTATAAGAGCGCGTATAACACGGTATTAAAACGTTTCTTGCGATACTTTTCTGTATTACTTTCTCCCAGAATGCACTAGCTTGAATGTGTCGTATTTTGCCGCGCTCCATGATTGTGAAACATTTACGGCGCCCTGTTATTTTGCCGCCGCTGGTCATTAGCTTGTGCGCGTGTAGAGTGTTAAGCATCGCGTTGTTCATGTATTTTTGTACGCTGTTTTTCCATTTGATTGTTTTGCAAGCCTCGTAAGCTGCATCAGTGAGTGATTGTAGGCTGCTTGTGTTCTCGAACGTTGCTGTGCTTGTTTGCACGGCTTTGTTTTGTTGCCGTTTTGCCTGCCTGCGCTTGTACCGCGCATTAACGCGTTTAATACTCATAAGATTCCTTTTGTAAAAGATGGAGTTGGTGTCTGATTCTGCTTCTAAAGCCCGACGCGCTACGCTATCGGGGTGCAAGACTGCTTCCATAGCAGCTTGAGAATGCAGCATGAAACGCGCACGGAAAGCGAGTATGCGCGCCATGCACTTTTTGGCGTCCGCTGCATCTTATCAGACACTTTTTCACGCCTTTCGGCGATGGAGATTAAGCCCCTTCTGCATAGCATCGCGTTCGCACTTAAGTGTTACTAGGTCTAGCGTTATGCGGAATCACGGGAGCGCGGCGCGCGAGTAGATGTAGCCATAGTCGTGGTCATGCCCGCCCGAGGACGTACCCTCCGGCACGTAGCCCGAGATGCCAGAACACGTGCTAATGGTTCAATCCCCAAAGAACTATTATTTTTGTTTAACTGTTTTAGCGTGATTTAATTGAGATGTTAGCATTGTGCGCTCTTTGTCAAGCAAGTCAAGCAACGGCTGTAATGCGGCCATGCCGCGCTTCACCGTGCCTAGTTGGAAAAGCATTTGCATATCATGCTCTAAGTCAACGCAAAATGCGCTTGCTTCTACTAGATGCTTTTTGCGCTCAGCTAGTCGCATTTCGTCCGACGGATACCACGCGTAAGCGTGCTCAGCCTCACGCTCCAGACTCTCAGCGTGCCCTGTAATGTCTTTACCTACCAGGAAGCGCAGCGACTTTGGCAATACAGTCTCACGTTTTATTAATCTCAATACTTCTATGCGGATTTTACTAGCGATTACTACATACCCCGTGAGTGTTTCTGTTCTTTGTCTTGCATAAACTTGAGTCAATTTGTTTTCTTTCCTTTGGATATGATTCGGGGTCGCACAAAGGCGACCCCTAGAATTGATGAGATGCGTGTAGCCTGCGGCTACCCGATGCAGAAGCACGGGAGCGCGGCGCGCGAGTAGACGTAGCCACCGTCGAGGCCACGCCCGCCCGAGGACGTACCCTCCGGCACGCAGCCCGAGACGCCAGAACACGTGCTGCGAAGCCAATACGGTCTTGAGCGTACACGGCTGCTATCACCAGTAAAGCAAGGCCACTGCTTGTAAGCGCTAGAAGACTCTCGAGAATAGTTAGTAGAGCCAAACGCTTCAATCTCAGACGGTGGAAAAACTCGCTCAGTAACAGTGCTCTGCGAACCGTTATAATCCGTCCATGGCAGCGACATCTCAAGCACATAAGGCTTCAATGACGCTGGCATAGCGTTATAAAACTTATTAAATTTGCTCTCCAAATTAGAGCCACTATAAGTGCTGTCATTGCCAAACGTTTCGTCTCCAGGTATCAGGATATTAGGCACCATAAGAGCCTCGCCGCGCCCATAATGATTAAACTCGGCAATAGTCCATCTATATGTGTTACCGTCTACCGTCTCGTCAAAATAGTCGCCAACATGCACCATATAACGCTTGTCGTCGCGAATCGCGCGCGCAATAATCTCCGCGCCCGATGCATAATTCTCAAACGGCTTCCAGCCAGGAAGCGGCTCAAAGCTAGGCGTAAGCTGCTTAGGTGACGTGTGTGAGTTGAACCATTCTCGAGCCTCGCTAGGATTCAACCCAGTTTGCAAAGTAAGAGGCACGTCCAAGCTCACTCCGCTATCATCAGTCGCGCGAAAATGGATTACCGTTTGTGTAGTGCTAGGGAATTTTTCATCAGGCGTTATGACGCGCAAACCATGATTAGGCTGCTGTATGAGCTGCACGCGCGAATCATCGCAAGACACTTCGTAAAGCTCCGCATTACTCAAATCCATCGTTGGTACAATCTGCAAGTCCACACTCTGATTTTTTGCAAGAGTTAGCGAGCTAGCAGACGCTGTAAGAGACTTAAGCTTAATGTCACCATTACCGCCGCCGTAGAAAATAGGTTGAATAACAGTCATTACTTAACCTCCTGCTCAAGAACAGTAAACTTCAAATCTGCTGGTTTTTTAACGATAATCCGCAAGTATCCAGTATCAATGCTTGAGTCATCATCAGAATCCAAGAAAATAGGAGATGCAGATCCATACGCTTTCACGTCCGCCTCGCTAGCTGGCTTCAAGCCAATCGTGCGCACAATATGCGAGCCAGTAAGCGCATCAGGGATTGCGATTGTCATCGCGTTATCACTAAAAGAGCCTGCACTAACAGTAAGCGTGTGAGATTTAACTTTCACCCACGCTCCGCTCTTGCCCTGCTCAATAGCAGACTGTAATGAACTAATGCTGCTTTCTACACTACTGATGCGATTCTTATTGCTATCAGTTGCCTCAATAGCCGAGTTTGCTGTACTCTGCGCGCGCTGCGCGGCGTTCGCCGCCTCGTTGGCTTTGCTCTGAGCCTGCTCAGCTGTAGAGCGTGCCGTTGCTGATGCTGCGGCCGCGTTAGCGGCCGTTCTTCTAGCATCAGAGGCCGTTTGTTCAACATTTCGCAATCGCGTTTCAGATCCTTGCAAAGCCTGCGCAACAAGCGCCGCCGCATGCTTTGCCGAGTCCGCCGCCGCGTTTGCCTCGTGAGCTGCATCATCAGCCTTGCGAGTAGCCAGTCCTGCGGCCGCCGCTTGAGCGTTAGCCGTACGCGTAGCCTCAAGCGCCGCGTCCTTCGTCTGTTTTAGTTCTTCGACTGCGCCAACCACTCGCTTAGCGGTTTCGCCAGCCTCTTTTACCTGGTCAAGCACGCTCTGAGCTTGAGCAACAGCCGTCGCCGACTCTTGAGCCGTGTGCAGCGCGTTGTTCGCCGCCTCTACGGCTTGTTCGCTAGTCTGCTTTGCTTGAGCAACCTCGCCCGACACATTCCTATAAGCTTGTGCAGCCTCATCGCACTTTTGAGCACTAGACGACGCGCTAAAGCCAGCACGCTGAGCTTTAACAACTTCTTCCTTTAGTGCTGCTAGGTCTGTTTCGGTTTGTTTATTAGCCGCCTCTGTTTTCTCACGAACCGAGTCCGCTTGTTGTGCTGCACTATTAGCGCGCTCAACTGCTTGCTGAACTTTACTTGCCGCATCAGATGCCGCGTCTTGTACAGTTTGCTTCATACTACTAACAGCAGCATCAGCGCGCGCCGCCGCCTGGTCAGCAGACTGCTTGCTACCATCGCATTTTTGCGCCGCCTCATCAGCCTTGTTCTTCGCCTCTGTTGCCGCTTGTGCCGCCTCGTTGGCTTTGTTCGCCGCTTCTTGTGTGGCTGTTCGGATAGAGTCCGCTTTAGATGCCGCTTCGTTGGCGTTAGCTACAGCGCTCTGAGCATTCTTCGCAACAGTCTCGCTCTGCTCAATAACGCTCGTAAGCTTTCCACTAAGCGCATTCGCCTCGCTAGTCGCATCAGCACATTTCTGCGCCGCCTCCTGCAAAGCCTGCCTATAAGATACGCCTTCAGGTGAGCTAGCATCATAAACAGGGCGCTCTACAATAGCCGTAAAGCTTTTAGAGCACACGATAGAATCTCCACGCTTAACCTCAAAGCCAAGCGTCACGGCGCCAGTCATACGGCACGCGTCGCGAGGAACAGCGCATTCGTAGACCACGCCTTCAGGCGACTGTTTGCGCTCCATTTTCACGCGTCCGCCAAGCAACACGCCAGGCTGAGGATTATACGCAAGCCACACTTCCACATTCTCATCATCGATAGGCACGCCGTCATTGCAAGGCTGCACGCAAACCGTGCGACCATTCTCATCTCCTCCATTCAAACGAACATCGGGAATAAAAGCGTTCGCATAGTCAAGCTGAACAATCGAACGCGTAACGCTAGTAAAATCACTCATCTTTATCAGCCTCCTTATTAGCTAATGCCGCCTCAAGCTCCTTCACTCTTGCAGAAAGTACCTTCGTGCGAGCTTGCCAGCGCGCATTATCTAAACTAAGATTCGCAATCATCAACTGCAGATTCGTTAGAGTGATAGTATTTTCATCTTCTATCATCTTCATTCTCCTTGCTTGTAGTGTTTTTATTATCTTTCCCATCAATGCCTAACGCGCTCATAATCAAATCAAGTTTTTTAAGTATTTGATTTGACGGACTGTTAGATAAGTCAACAGCCACGGGAGGCGGAGCAAAACTACCCTTTGGCATCTCAAGCATTGGTGGAATCATATTTTTATCATCACTAATCATTTTCATCTCCAGTTATCATCAATGACAAAACCATGACCAAAGCCAAAGCGAACAGGCTGGTAATCCGTGACTTGACCGTTGTATATGGCCTTCGGCAAATAGAATTGCTGGACAGCCATATTTAAGCCGCCGCCAGAAACGCAACAAGAACTATCGATAACAGCGTGCGTAAGGCTTCGATTTGTAAGCGATAAGTTACCAAACATGGTAAAGCCAGCAGAACGGCCGCCGCCGCCATCATCATCAGCATTATTATCAAGCAGCAGACGGAGCCTGCCATCACTCCACCAGCCAAGGCAAGTATCATAAGAGTCAGCCTCAAACGCAAGCATTCGCGCGCCAGAATAGTCGCGCCGCCAGCCAATATGACCCAGTGCACCACCGTAATCATCTGTAAAATACATGCCGCGACTGTTTAGCTTTAGCGCGCCGTTATAAATAGCATTATCCGTAATCGTCATTCCACCAATCTCACCATGAGCCACGTGAATAGTAGAATTTGTCAAATCCCACCAGTTAGAGTTCGCATAATCCTGGATGCGACCAGCACGAATCAAATTCGCGTCCAGAGTTCCAGTCTTAATCAAATCCGCACTAAGAGAACCAGTTTGCATGTAAGACGCGTTCAAATAAACGTGACCACCGCTCAAATAAATACCCTGCGTCTCGCCGCCGTTAGTGAGCTTGTTAAAAATAGCGTCCTGCGTCAAGGACTCGTTCATTTTGCCTATGACACTATCCGCGCTATCGTCAACAATCTGCTTAACAGTCTTGCCGCCAATCTTCACTGACGCTTGTAATGAGAACTCTCCAGTGTCAAGATTCCAAAAATTCCTGCCAACAGCATCACTCAAAATGCCAGTATAAATACGGTCTGCAAAGAGTCCGTGGCCGTCGCAAACTTTTTTCCAATCCCAGTCGCCATTAGACTTTTTAGAATCCGCTATGCGCCAAAAACCGCCACCAATCTGGGTCACGGTAGTAGGATCCTTGTCTTTACCCTTGTCGTATACAAACAAGCCAGCATTAGGTGTTAGATAAGTGTACCCGCCGCGAGCATTAAGTACCGTGTTTACATGTTCGATAAGGTCACGAACATACAAGCCGTTACCCTCAGCAACCGCATTCCACTCATCAGACTGAGCAATAAGAGCATCAAGCTTCTGCTCTTGAGCACGGCGCTTTTGCGTATAAGATTCGTGAATGTTGCCGAGCGTAATGCGAGTCGCGTCAACAGAATCAAGTAAATCTTCCTCAATTTTTAGCACGCGCCCTTCAACGCGAATAGGCGGGTTGAAAGTCGTGTCAACAATTTGCACTGCGTCACCAATGTTTACGCCGTCGGGGTCAAAACCAGCGCGCCCAAGATTCACAACCTCAGCTTCATAGGACACTTGAGGCTTTGACACTTCCTTAAGCTTCTGCTTGCCCAGCCTCAACAGTTCTTGAGGATTAGTCGCATCGTTAAATATCACTTCGCCTTCAGCGTGCTGAATGTCTCCAGCTGCATCGCGAATACCATAGAGCAGGCGCGCGTTTTCGTCCACTAAGTAAGGCTTGCCGTCGTTTATTGCTGTAAAGCTAACGCGCTTAGTGAAAGTCTCACTCTTGTTAGAAAGCCTCTCAAGCTCGCGTTTTTGTCTCTCTAAGCGTTCACGTTTGCGTTGAGCAATCTCAGCACGTTTTCTAGCAATCTCTTTAGCACGTTCAGTCCTGCGTTTCTCGCGCTCAGCCTTTCGTGCTGCCGCCAATTCTTGCTGAGCTTTACGCCTTGCCTCATACTCGGCTTTTCTGGCAGCCTTGCGAGCCTCCCACTCTGCTTGCCTCTTAGCTTTCTCAGCCTGCTTTTGCTCCCACTGCTTTTGTTTCTCAGCCTTGCGAGCCTGCCAATCCTGGCTGTTGAATCTTCTTCCACGCTGTCTACTCATCAGAACCACCTTCTAACTTAGACTCTTTCTTCTCAAGCTCAGCTTTCTCTTTGTCATAATCGCGCTCAACACCCTTACCCCAAACGTAAAGCTTTGTTATTACTTGAGCTGGGTCAATTACTCTCTTCACGTTCTTAAGGTCACGGCCGTATTCAAAACGTTTCGACGCAATACGATTACCACGCCTCTCAAGCAAGCTAATCTTTCTATGAGTAATAACACCGTCTTCAACGACAATATGCGTTTCCAGCTCAAGCCCAAAAACTTTGCATACTTTCATAAGAGCATCAAGAGCATTAATATGGTAAAAACTCAAATTAGCACGGTGAGAAAGCGTGCCATTTTCTACAGTTTCAAGCTCCCAGCGAGTGCCATCAACAGCCGTTTGAGCGCGTTCAATAGCTGTAGTATCTTGCCTAGGGTCATACACAATGTAACTATTCACAAGCTCACACACGCTGTTAGAAGCATTAATAGTCACAAGAGGCACATTCTCCGAGCGTTCTTCTTCAACAGACTGAACAACATACTCATACGTATCGTTGCAATCCGTGTAAATAATCCTATCGTTTTTCGCAACGTTAGTATTTTCTACCATGAGTTCTAGAGTGTCTGTACCGTCAAGCGCGCGAGTACGCTCAGCTTTCAACAAGTGCGTAATCTCAGCTTTAGGTTCCTCCGTAGAGGATAAAACTATAAACTTAAGCATCAGTATTCCTTTTAGCAAATGGTTTGAGGATAAAAAGTAAGTGTGCCTGCGCAATCGTCACAAGTTATAGTATTTAATCCAGGACGCAACGCAAAGCATGTACTATCAACAGTTGGTAGAATGTGATTGCCGTTTATCATGTATTCTCTATGCTCAGGCGTGGTAGATGCGATAAGAGTGCCATTAAGATGCACGCCAATATCAAACTCCAGAAAAGCTCCACTGTTGTGAGTAATGCGCAAAACATCAGTGTCAACATTCATTTCAAAACGTGGCCAACATGGAATGTTGCCAGCAACGCTTATTTGCGTCTCTCTACTTTTAAGCTGCACTGTATTTTTACGACCGTAAGTCCACGGCTGCGCGGTAAGAATAAGAGTCGTCACTATTGAGCGACGACTCTTGCCAGGGTATTCCAACTCGCTTATACGCCATCTGCCACGCCACTCGCCATCAGTAAGATAGCAAGATAATGTGCCGCGCCTACCTTGTAAGCGGATAAGATTAGCACGAACCGCGCTAATCTCATCAGGCTCACCAACAGCAACAAGGCTCACGCTAATCTCAATAGGATTCATATAGGCTCTCATGGTTTCATCCTCAAGAGTCGTGTCCAGCGCGCCGCTCAAGCCAGGCACGGTCACTGAACTTGTTTTAAGCTCAGGCTGCGCAACCTTGACACCGTTCTCGCCAAGCATAAAACCAAGCTCACTTATAGGAGTGCCGTTAATGCGCACCCAATACTCGCTATTTTCCCATATTTTCATGTTTACCTGCCTAGCTTAGCGAGCCTATTAAGCTCATTGTTCATTGGTTTCGCTAACACGCCAGCAATAACCTCGCCGCCACGGCCGTTCAACTTCAACGTCACACCTTGGCTCATAACCTCGCCAAACGCCTCGTAAACATCCTGCTTCGTCAAGCCATGCTGCGACGCGTCAACATCATAATTTGTGGCAATCTTAGCCAACTGATTCTGCTGAGCATTCCAACCACCGTCAGGCGGCACAACAGTAGTTTTCAAACGGATAGTATTCGCATCATCGAACCAGCTGCCAGACTGTTTAGTGAACCCTGCAACCTGCTTCTGCACGCCCTGCCACGAGTCGCCAAGCCCCTTGCTAAAGCCCTGCATGATAGCGTTACCAGCTGGAATGAGCAGCTTCTTATCATAAGAGATTGGACCCTTGTGCTTGACAATCCACGAGCCGATGCCACCCACAAAGTTGCAGATACCATCCCATGCAGCTCTTAGGCCTTTGAGCAAACCGTTAAGGATTGCCTTGCCAGCATTCCATAGCCATTGTCCAGCGCCGCTGAAGAATCCGAGAATCCTATCTTTAATACCAGTAACAAATTTGAACACCGCGTCAACGCCAGATTTAGCACCGTTTTTGATACCGTTCCAAATGTTGTTAAAGAAGCTCTTAATGCCGTTCCACATGTTGTTCCATGTGTTACTAATGCTATTTAGTACGCTGCTAATAGTGCTATTAATCCAATTCCACGCCGACTGACCAAAGCTTTTGATGCCGTTCCAAACATTAGTAAAGAACGAACTGATACCATTCCAGCACGCATTCCAAGCCTTTCCGAGACTATCGCAAATGGACTGTAGTGTCGACGTGAGCCAATTCCAAACGGATTGAGCCGCACCCTTAATCGCGTTCCAAATACTTGAAAATAGGCTGCTAATACCATTCCACAACGCGTTCCAAATGCCTTGCAAAATCGCGCCGCCAGCGGTAAAAATAGCGCCGATACTATTCCACCCAGCCTGCAACAGCCCAGTAATAGTATCCCAAATCGCTTGCAAAATGCCTGGCAGTGCCCCAATAAGCGAGCCAATAGCTTGTGGCAATCCTGCGATAATGCCGCCTATAAGCTGCCCAACGCCCTCAAGAAGAACAGGCAAACAGTTCACAAGAGCCACAACAATGTTGCTAATAATGCTAGGCAGTGCTGCGACAAGCTGAACAATCAATTTCGGTAACTGTTGAGCTAATGCCGCAATAAGCTGAACAATGCCCTGCACAATAGACGGTAGTAATGTTGGTAGCGCTTGAGCAATAGAAGTCACCATCTGCACAATGCCCTGCATGAGCTGCGGCAAGTTAGCAATAAGCCCCTGCGATAAGCCCTGCACAACCTGCGGCATCATCTGAGCTAACTGCTGCGCAATCTGCGGTATTTGTGCTGCTAAGCCTTGGAAAAGACTGCTTAATCCTGCAACCATTTTTGGTAACGCCTGCGGCAACGCTTGAGCAATGCCGCCAATAGCAGCCAACAATGCTTGAGATAAGCCACCAAGGATACCAGGCAACGCTTGGCACGCCCCTTGGAATAGGCTAGCAAAACCTTCAGTAAGCCAGCTTGCAATCGACGGTAATTGTGCCACAAGAGATTGGAACAGCTGCTGCACGCCACTCATAAGCGACGGCAACTGCTGCATAATAACAGGAGCCAATTGGCTGAAAGCTTGCACAAGCCCATTGATAATTTGAGGCGCGCACTGCGTGATAGTTTGAGCAATCTGCGGTATAGCCGCAGCCAGCGCTTGAGCCGCCTGCGGAATATTAGCAGCAAGATTCTTAATGCCATTGGTCACGTTCGTGGCCATGTTTTGCACGCTTGACGCAAACTGCGAAGGGTCAAGCTTCATCATTGCACTAAAACCAGCCGTAACGCCGCTCACGATAGCCGCGTTCACGCCAAGAGCAGACGCAGCCTTGCCGACAGCGCCAAGGCATGTTCCAACGCCTTTAACAGCGTTGCCAAACATTTTAATGCCGCCGCCAGCAGCATTAAGAGCCGCCGCGCCGACGGATTTGAACGCTGCGCCGCCGTGAGCTTTAAGCCCATCAAACGCTGAACCAACTACGCTAACAGCCCTACCAAGCATAGGAATCTTCGAACAAGCAGCACCAATAGCATTATTCAAACTGCTTTTAACGCCAGCGCCGACTGTTTTCATAGTATTAGCCAATGGCGCGAACGCTGAAGATACCTTAGCTGCGATAGGAGAAAACGCTGAACCAACTACGCCGCATACAGTTTTTGCCGCACTGGTTAACCGGTTAAACGTATTAACAGCGGACGCGACCATAGAACCAATAGGCTGTGTTAGAAAATCAGGAATTTTAATTCCGGTCATAGAGTGAACAGCGTTTGCGATGATTGCGCGAACTTCCGCCGCCTGCTCAAGCGTAACTTTGCTGTTAAAAAGCTTAATGGTGCTAGTATACTTAGATAGAGCTTGAATGCCGCTAACCATATCAGCAAAACGTGCTTTGATAGTGTTGCAGCTAGCATTTGCTTCAAGTTCTAGCTGCTTAAACGCTTTAAGGAGTACTGATGGTATTTTTTTGCCGTTTTCTTGAGCCTCGAACATAGCGCGAAAAAGCTGCATGACACTTTCACGAACATTAAGAGTGCCGTTCTCCATCTCGCCGATAATCTCAACAAGTTCTCTGCCGTCTTTGCCCATTTTTTTAAAGTCAACGTCGCTAACGGCTTGAATGAATGCTTTAATGCTTGGTGCGCCAGCATCAAACCGCACTATCTGTTTAGCTATCATTTGTAATCCAGAGCCAAGCTTTGAAAGTCCAGCACCCGACGCTTCCAGTAGGCTTCCAGCCATTTTGCCAGCCGCACCACCAATAGCCACAAGCCCATTCTTGAGCTTAACCAGTGCACCACCAATAATAGGAATACGACCGAGGAACGAGTCCGCGCCCTTCAAAATACCACTAAACGCCATCGCACCAGCAAAACCAAGCATTTTAAGCCCATTCACAAGCTGGTCAACACTCATGTTGCTAATTTTGTCGAACAAGCTAGTTAGAGGCTTCAAGAAAGCTTCGACTTTATCAGGCGAGAACACTTTAGCAAAAACAGGAGCAAGCTTATTAAAAACGTTCGCAATAGCATTGCCAACACTTGTAGCAAGAGGAATAATACCCTTCAAACTGTTAGCAAGCGAGGTTATAGCGCCACTTGAGGATATGGATACTAAACCATGCCCTAGCGCTTCACTTATCTTAGTTGCAGTTTGATTCGCCGCCATCTGCCAATCGTTCTTAATAGTCGTAAACGCGCGGTCTGCAGTGATAGGCATTAAGGCGAACTGTTTGTTGATTTTGTCAGCGTTCTCAAAAAGAGCATCACGGAGTGCGTCGCCAGAGATTTTCCCAGCTTTGCCTAACGCTTTGAGTTGACCAACATCGACGCCAAGATGTTTAGCGAGCATTTGAGCAATCATAGGCGAGTTTTCCATGATGGAATTCAACTCGTCGCCGTTTACTATGCCTTTGCCTAGCGCTTGCGTAACCTGCCTCATAACGGACGCGGTTTCAGCGCCACTAGCGCCAGTCGCAATAAGATTCTTTCGCAACAGCGTGCTGAACTTTAACGAAGTCTTATAGTCAGGAATAGTCTTAGGCGCGAGCTGAACAAGACGGCTAGTAGACTCAACCATATCTTCAATCGGCACGCCAATGCCGTTTGCCGCCTTGTGCGTAGCCTCCAACGCTTTCTGCCATCTGCCGCTAGTGCCAACAGCAACCTTAAGCATGGACGTAGTACGCCCCCACTCGTTACCCATGTTGACAACACTGCCAGCAATGCCAGCAATCTTTTTACCAAGCATTGTCACGCCAGTTAATGCTGCGCCAATCTTCACGTATTTACCAAGGCTGCCATTCACGCCGTTTGCAATCTTCCTGCCTAGCAAACTACCAGCATCAACGCCAGCGAACGCCTTCTGTAACACGCCGCCCATGTTGCGCACTTTAGGCACGACTTCAACGAACGCGGTTGCCACCTTGATAGCCATAATTCACCTCTTCAAAAATTCTGCTAACGTGTCAACGTCAACAGCTTTAACATCACTATTCTGTTTTGAACGTTTACTTCCAGGACGCGGAATTTGACTCTTAAACTTTGCGCCTTTACGAGTCGCGTCCTTTGTTTTGCTCCATGCGAGAAAACTCGTATTATCCGCTATAAGAGCCAGTAAGTATGTGTTTGTAGTCCACGCGTTGCGCTCATCGAACACGCTCCAAATAAGCGCTTCGTGTGGTAAGTTAGCAGCCAAATCAGCCGCGCGCATGATGCGAATACTATAGCCAATCTCATCAATATCAAGCCCGTAAAAACGCTGCATGTCCGCCCGAAGAACGTCCGAGCGGACACGCAACATTTCCACGAGCGTCACGAGTTTGGGGCAACCTTAGTCATAAACTCTTGTATAAAGTCCGACACAGAGTCCAAGTGAACGCGGCCATCATAAGTGTCTCTCAACTCATTTTTGACTTTTTCGTATTGCGACGAGCCAAGAACCCTCTCCAAAAATGCTGGCAAGGCAGAAGCGTTGGGCTTTTTGCCGTTTGTTGGATTCATTTCCCCTAACAATTCCAACACTTCCAAATCGTCGAACAGGTCAGATTCAACAGTTAGTTCAATGTCTTTTACTGTGATAGTTTGCTTCGACTCTTTTGGCATAGTATGTGCAGTCATAATATTTACCTTTCATAAGTTTTTCCTTTCTAAAATAAGACGCTTGCACTCTGAGAAAGGAGTAAGCAGAGTGCAAGCGAGAATTGAAAAAACGGCTAGCCTAAATGACTCGCACCATCAGAGCTTGCTGGAATTGGTTCAACATACTCATCAACAGTTTTGCCGCCAATCAACTTAGAAGGATTAGCAGAAAGCGTTACAGAATACGTAATAGGGTCACCAGCAGAATAAGTAATATCGTCATACTCAACAACAGACGCGTCTGGCAAAATAAGACGCTTCTTACGGTTACCAGTAAGCATGATTTCAAACACAACAACATAATGCTCATCCTTAGGCATACCGTGAAGAATACGCAATTTGCCGCTAGTGTCAGTGACACTATCAGAACCGTAGCGTAGCTTCATGGAATCTGCTTTAATCTCAAGCATTGCGAACTGATAAGTCTCAGAATAGGATGCAATTTCCTTCAGAACAGTGCCACCGCCCCACTCTTTAACCTCAGTAGTATCAGTGTCAGTACTGTTTGTTAAACCATCATCACTAATGTAGCCAAGGCACTTATAATCCTCAGCCAATGGCGTTTTAGCGTCCGTTGGCAGTGCTGTGTCAAGAGGCGCGTAGAACACGCCACCAATAACACAAGGCTTACCAAGCGACACGTTAGATTTATCATTCTTTGTTTGCTCAGTCATAATATCTCCTAATAAAAAAGCCACCCAGAAGGCGGCTAGTAAACAATTAATTAAAACTTCTTATTGTGGATTCAATTAGAAAGAATTAGTTGAATCAGAATCTGATACCGATTATGCGTAGGATAGTCGGGAGAAGGAAAGTTAAAAACACTCTCCACGCTAATAGTAGCTACTTCAGGCAATTCAACTATCTCCATTAAGCGTGGAACAACAACGTCGGTAGTAATGCGTGAGCAGTCCCATCTTGTTGTCGCCCAAACCTGCACAGCAATAGTCGCGTTACTCGCATGATATGAGCTAGAGCCTCCAGTCTGCTCTACGGTTATACAACGCTCTTCGCGTTTCGTTGGCATAACCATACGAGCCTTATATCCTGCTAGACTCCTGCAAGAGTTCAGCCAGTCCATAACCAGCTTCTCAGCGTTTACCATGCTTCACCACCTATCGCCTTAGAAAGCGTATTATAGCGAGCGTTATCCAATCGCGTCTTATACACCGTTGTGGTATTACCAATGTTTGTTGTAGCGAGCGCAATACTACCCACAGAGGAGTCTTGTGCTGGTAGTGCTACGTAGTGTGCGCCTAGTGTTTGGTGGATACTGTTTGCACGGTTGGCAATGTCTTCAGCGGCCTCGTTGATAGCTTGCTTGCTGCCTGGCTGCTGGTAGATTTCGCGTAGTGCTTTATTGTTGAGCACGATTTTTACATTCGTCATAGTTTATCCTTCTACTGTTTTGACTTCTACAGTCACGTTCCAGCCAGTTGGTGTCATGTTTGTGACGGCTGGCTTCGGGTCACCTATTACTTCGTAAGCGCATTCGCCTATTTTAACTTGTGCGCCGCGCAGTGAATGGTAATTCCATGAGCGTGGCATGTAGAGTGTTCTCGCAACTTCGATACCGTCGGGGCGTATAGAGTCCGTGAGATTGTTTTGTGCGCCGTCTATTGCGAGCACGTTATCTACGGTTTCTTCGTCCGTTTCCCACACGGTTTCGCCGCTTGGTAGAGTGCCGTTAGCGTGGCGGCTGATTATTGTTATCGCTCCACCTCGCACTGTTAGCCTCTATCAAGTTGGATAATGAACGCTTTTTCAACGCCAACACCTAGGTCTTCAAGCTCACTTTTAAGCGGGTACAAGTCGCCAGTAGGATTAGCGAAAGTGCCAGACTCGCTGAACGCGCCTGCCGCTTGGCTCACTTGAGTGTAGCCGTTAGGGTTTTGCACGTCAGCTATCATGCTTCGCTTTACCATTGCACACACGATGCGAGCAAGTCTACTTTTAGGCTGATTTTGCCAGCTTGTGCAGCGAGCTTTTAGAATGTCGGTTGCGTCGAGAAGTTTAGAGGCTGCGACGGCTTGTTCGCTCTGTGTGAGCTTGTGCCACCTAGCCTCTAACTCTTCCACGGTTGCGAACGCTTCTTCAACGTCCGCCATTGTTACACGCTCCCAAACGTAGGTGTGTCAGCGTCCACGCGAGTCACAGTCTGCTCTCCAGTGTCAAGATTGCGCACCACATGATACGTAATATTGTCCTGATTTGTAACCGTGAACTCTTCCAAGCGCGGCAAGTTTTCTACAGGTTTGCGAACACTAGGCATTGATAACACCCTTCAAACGCGCCGCACCCTTAGCACCAAACAATGCCAAACCAGTGTAGAACTCGATTCGAGTACGCTGGGACGGCTTTTCCTGCAACTCACCAAGGTCTTTAACCATTACGCCACCGTTGGTCAAACCAATAACACCAGTGTCGCCTTCGCCTTGAGCGAAACGAACAGCATAGATGCTACCAGTGTTAGAAGCAGTACCCTGAGTTTCATCAAGCCCAAGAACAGCCTTACCAGCCGGAGTAGAGCCAGCGTCCAAAATAGGAATACCATTCCACATTACGGAACGCTTACCAGCCACATCATTCTGTACGAAAACGTCAGCAGACACGTGACGTGCCGCGGAACGAATCTTAGCGATAATAGCAGCGTTAGTGTAAAGCGCGCCATTAGAACCGTTCAAACCGTTTACAGATGCGCACAATTCGTCCAGCTTATCGAAGAACTTAAAAATGTCCTCTTTGCCGTCACCAAGAATACGCAAACCATTAGTGTCAGCGTCCAAAACCTGCTTACCAGTCAAACGCTTCTTCAAACCATTAAAGCTCTTATTATTCGTATCATTATCTCCATTGAAGAAAGAGTCCTGATATGCGTAAGACAATGCTTTAACTTTCATAACGGTTTGTTCCGCACGCTGATCCTTCACATTAGAGCGAGTCTGTTGAATAAAATTATCAAGGTCAGCGTCGCCACCGAGAATGTAAAGACTCTCAGTGTGAGGCTTAAACGTACCAGTAGACTCAGGATAAGCCTCGTTTACCGCACGATAAGCCACAGTAGGCAATGTTCCTTCAGAGTTAAACGCGTAAGCGTTGCCCTGAATTTCAATAAATGGAATGCGGTCAAGAATAGGGGACTCTTGTATAAAAGTCTCAATAATGCCGCGCGCAAGCTGGTTTGTGCTAATAACAGCGGACTCTGCTAATGTTACTGTCATAATAACTCCTTATTTTTGTTGTCAATTCGAGAATGCCGCCGCAATGCGTTCAAATGGTGTCATTTTCACGCTAGGGGGAACAGAACTCTTTGTTCCTGCAGTCGGCAAATTGTGTTCTCTAGCTTTGAAGAACTTGGCAAGTATCGCCGCGTTTTCTTCCAGCTCTTTGCCATCGCCTTTTAGGAGGCTTATGAGCTGAACGTCTAGCTCAGTTTCATGCGCGAGTTTTTCAACCTGAGCATTATGCTCTGCCGTGGCTTTCAACGCGTCGTTCTCAGCTTGCAACTTTTCGATAAGCTGAGCATTAGCAGACTCCTGCGAATCATACTTTTCTGCTTTTTCTTTCAACTCATCGTAATTAGCGTATTTTGCTTCTACTTCCTCAACTCGCTTATTAAGCGCGCGACTGAACTCTTTAGACGTTTCGGACTGTTTATTTTCCTGCTTAGAGTCTTCAGTGTCGTTAGTGGAATCATTCTCCGCTGTTTGCTGAGAATCAGTATCAGACTGTTCGCTGCCGCCAACCGCGTCCGTATTGACAATAAAGCGAATATAGAATGGTACTTTTAGTCTCATTTGTTCTCCTTAGTTAGTCGCGCAATTAACAACGCGGTGCGCGGTTTCCGCGAAAAATAGAAAAGCCACACGATTGTGTGGCTAATGTTCAAAAAATTATTTAGTAAAACCAGCGTTACGCCGTCGAATAGTCGCAAGCGTATTGTGGTAGTCTCTCGGATTTGCAGTATGCTCTCTAGCGTCCTTCCAGATAGCCTTATACTTTTCAGGCTCATATCCTTTCAGCTTCAACGCTCCAGCACCCCACTGCGGCACTACTTCACAATCGCAATGTTCGTGATAATAGTTAATAAGACCACTAACGCCTTGCTCTAAACCTGCAGAATGCTGCGACTCGTAAACAAACCCACGGCTAGCGAGCATAAGGCAAAAAGCACACGTATAAAAACCTCTAGGCACGCGCGCCCAGCGAGGCTCATCAGGGTCATTCTTCATGTTAGAACGCATCATTTGACGGTTAGCAGTATGCATCATATCAGCCATAAACTGCTGCATGTCGTCAAGATGATTCAACGGCATTTTAGCCCAAAGGTCATTCATGCTCATGCCAGCGCGATTCCTACCGTTTTTAACTTGCCTAAATGTTAAGCCGTTAAAATCAGTGTCTGAAAAGCCTTTCAACACGCTCCACAAGGCGCGGTCAGGGTCAAACGATTCAGCCTCGGCGAGCGCGGAAAGACTTGTGCCAGACTGTTGGTACAGTTCACGAACGTTACGATAATACGAGTCCGCTTCACTTGCCGCGTCCTTAACAAAGTCCTCAACAACATAACGAATATCATCGCTGCGTGTAACAGACTCCACAGCGCGAGGCGTAAAATACTCCTCAAGGTTATAGCAGGCTTCTTCAATCAGCGTATCAAGACACTTTAGGTGTTTCTCGTACTCCAGATTGTACAGTTCCTGAGTTTGCCGCCAGTCCATTATCCGCCGCCTTCGTCTCATCAGGTGTGGTTTGTGCTAGTTTTGCCCTCAATTGGTCAATGTGTTCTTGAGCGCGCCTCTTAGCCTGGTATGCTCTCAAGCTTTTACGCTGAGCATCGTTCAAATCAAGCATGTCATACACGACTTCGCTATCAGCTGGTAATACTCCAGCGCTAACGAGCTTTACGGCAGCGTCCGCGCTGGCAGCGCGCGACGGCGTAGCAGGATTACGCCATTGCAAAACAATATTGCTAGTGTCCGCTTTAATGGCCTTGTGAATAATGTTCAGCCATGCCGCGCCAAACGCTGCTTGGCAGCTTTCGGCGATAAGACACAACTCTTTCTGAGCCTTATCAATAGCCTCAGCACTACTAGGATTATCCGTCAGCACGCCCATCTCGTCAGGCGGCATACTTGTTGCCGCCGCAAACATTGACGCAGTGTTGCGCAGTTGGTCAATATGTGGTTGGAAAGACGCTTGCTGGAATTGCCCAACAGACGGCGTTTGCCCAGTCTTAGGGTTGTTTGGTATAACCATAAGAGAATCCAAGAGCAACTTCCACTTTGGCACTTCGTTGCCGTTCTCGTCAGAAAACATTTGCTTATTAGCACCAAGAATGTAGCGTGAACCCACAGAATACAAGTCCGCTTGCAACTCGCTACGGAGGAAAGTACGAACAGCCGAATCAGTGTAGCTCATAACAGCGCGACTAATACGACTCCTACCAAACGGACGCTTGCAATCAGGACGATACGCTAACACTTCACAAGGAATACGAGTGTAATAGTTTATATCTTCAGTAACATGCCACAAATTAGTATCGTCTTTGCGCTCAATGCGTAAAACATGTCCGTCGCTCATCAAATATATGATTGCCGGTGTTTCCATCCCATCGTCGTAAGTATCAACAAGCAGCGCACTACTTAAACAACGCCTACTATTATCCCAGATTCCACTAGCGTTATCAGCAGTGAATACTTCAATAACATTTTTCTCCACGCCGTTTTTCTCTACTTTTAGCGCGGCAATAAAAGCGCACGAGTTCACCAATGCGCTAGTATGAGCTTGAGCGGCAAGCTGAAACAGGTCGTTTTCTTCAATTAATTGCGTAAGCTCATCGGGAACGTTGCCACTTGTTGCGCGCACTCCGTCGATAATAATACGGTTAGCGAGCACTTCCACAGCCTTTTCAGGCCAGCCGACAACAATGTTAATATCGCTTGCAACAGGCGGCAGACTGTAGCCAATATCATGCAGCTCATTCTTGCCGTCATAGTAAGCGTTGCGCAGCTTATTGCGCTGCCTTTTCTTTATAAGCCTATCTACCAAATAAAGATAAACTTTCAAATCATCAGCTTTTAAGCCTTTCACAGCTCTAGGCAATACAAAATTCACAGCACACCACCTTTACCAAATATGCGCATCTTCAAACGGGTCACGTTTACTCGTATAAGCACCATGCATCGCATAAGTGCAAGCTACTAGAGGACTAATATCCACGTCAGAGCCAGTCTTATTCCAACCAAACAAGCCACTCTTGCCAAGCGGACGTGTAACAACATGACTCACAGCATCAGCAAGCTGAGGCTGGTCTTCATCGCTTAAGTGTGTCAGCTGCTTAAGCGTCAACAAGTCAAGGAAACGACCACACGCTTGCCCAACGTCCTTGGTTTGCAAAATTGTCACCAATATAGACGCTTCCTGCAAATCTTGCACCAACGTCATAGCCGGCGACTGCGAGTCAACACAAACACTAGCAGTCCTATCCCAACGCTCAGCAAGCCAATCAACAGCCCACTGCAAACCAGCCTCAGCAATAGGACGACGCTCAACCATCTCAATATGGCAAGTATCATCATCAAACCTACGGCACGCGCCAATAGTCAACATAGTGCGCTCAGGATTCATATCCAATGCGAACGAAGCAAGCCCACCGTCTTTAGGCTTATTCACAGTGCCCTCAGCCCAAAGTTTCAAATCAATAGCATTATGGCTTGCCGTTTCGTCCCACACTCCAAGAGCCTCACGCCTAAAACTATCATCAGACAATTGCCGCCGCATACGCAAAATAGCGTTCTCATTAGTCCTCAACGGATAAGACGGATTAGCCTTAGCCCATGCTTTACGGTCATCAAGGTCAGCATCTCTATCCGCGCTAAACTCAACGTAAAAAGTATCCTTATCATATCCCTTAATAGCGTTCATGCGCTTCAAAGTAAACGCTTCGCCATTATCTTTAGGACGCGGCGGCGTACCCATGTAAAGCACTAAAGGATTAGGGGACGCATTCATGGTTGGAATCATGTCGTCCATGGCTGTTTCGGTCAATCTTTGAGCCTCATCAAATGCGATTACGTCAACTCCAGAAAAACCAAGGCCAAACCCCATCTCGCGAGCGCCAAATAGAATGCGAGAACCGTTTATGAATTCTATTTGCTCTTGCCCGTTAGCGCGGCGCACAGCCTTAACAAAACGCTTAAACGCTGGCTTATCTGCGAGCGCGGTCATGTTTCTGAATGTTTCGCCGCTTGTTCTCGTATGGTGAGCAGTCCACAGCATAAGCAAATTAGGATTCATTGCACAATGCATAAGCATTGAAGTACCAATCATGAAAGTTTTGCCAACTTGTCGCGGAATACTTAACACTGCGCCGCCTACGCCAACTGCATATTTGCCGTCTTTACGTTTGCCAAATAGTACGCTTAACAGTGCGCTTTGCCAAGGGTCATAGTGTACGCCTAGCGCGTTTAACACTCGCTCGTACTTAGGAAAGTCAGTTGATACGATGCCTTCGGGGAGGATACAGTGTCGTGCGATGCTAGATAGTCGCGGCGTCGAAGGTGTCATTGTTTACAGCCTCCGTTCCTAGAGCGCTCAAAGGATTAGTTGAGTTGCTCATGCCTTCTATTTTCATAGTAATTCCTATAAGCTCACGGCTTATAGCTGGTAGTGCGTTTGCTGGTGTGTCAGGACTAATCATTGCCTTGTGTAGTATGTCTCTTGCATAGCGTAGTTCTTCCAGAACGCTAGCGTCACACATGCGTTCAAATGTTTCTTTTGTTAAGTCTTCGTCTTGTATGCTTGTTTTTACGCTCTTGTTAGGTAGGTTTATTACTACAGGCTGCCTTGTTTCTTCTTTTTTAGTGCCGTTTTGTTTGCGTTTTCTGTTTGCGTCTACACGGCACTTATCCGAGCAGTATTGTGGCTTGCGTCCATGCCCAGTTGTTTTGAAATATTGGCCACAGTTCTTGCATTGCATACGTTTCTCCTAGGCATACGGCTACGTATTGTTACGAATAAATGTTTTGTTACGAATTGGCTGTTACGAATGGAAATCTCGGGGAGATTTTAGACCTTTCGCCGGGGGGGCTTTTACGCCCGAGGGAGGGGGTACCCCCCCACCTTATTAATAATGATTCTCATTATCCTTTTATCACCATTGACTTGTTTTGAAGTTTATTTTTTTGTGTGGACTTTGTGGCGTGCCGTTGACTTTAGCGCGCGCGTAGTCAACGCTGTGCGCGCTTTTAATACGGTTACACCTGCGGTGCGTTAGGCGTATGTTGTTCCATTCGTAGGGGCTACCGCCGCGCGACACTGGCACTATCTCGTCAACCTCCGCGCTCATTGGGTGTGGTGTTCTTAGTGTTTTGTCTATTGGCTGTCCACATATGTAGCAGGTGTCATAGTAGGCTAATGCTCTTCGTCTTATCGTGTCGCGTCTTGCGCCGTTGGTGCGGCGTGGGTTTGGTTTTGTCATGGTATTAAAAAAGAGCAGCCTAAGCGCGGCCGCTCTTGTGTATAAGTATATCGCTTTGCTTTAGCTTATCATATTGGCGGCGTGTCGCGACACGCCGAGGTTGACAAAGGTGCGGCACGTGGTATTATAGAGAATGTAAGGAAAAACTACAAAAAAGGAGCATAAAATGTGGGAATATGGCACGATTAAAGTAGAAGGTCAAGTTATCGGCTACAGCATGAAGGTTTTTGAAGAGCCAAGCGATTATGGAATTAATCAGGGTAAAATTTCCAAGCTCACTTTGGTGAATATGAGTAACAACAACGAGGTCATCGCAAACTATGATAGGGGCTGGGATATTACACCAACAACTAAGCTCGCAAACGAGGCTCTAGATATGATTCTCGACGCTAGAAACTGAAAAATAAGGGGCGCGCGGCCTGGCTGTGGTTCTCGCGCTAAATAGTAAGGACGCCGCGACACGCCGAAGGTTGACAAAGGTGCGGCACGTGGTATTATAGAGAATGTAAGGAAAACGAGCGAAAGCTCAAAACAAAAAGGAAAATAAAATGTTATTTGAAGATGATTTCGACGAGTTGAAGAGCGCAAAGACTGCGGAAGATTTTTACGATGCTTGCTGTGGCATTGGTTTTCAGTGGGAGTCTGAGGGCTTGTATTTCCCGGATTTTGACTACACCGTTATTGTTGACAATTACGATATTGCTAAATTCCTCGGTGTTAACCCTGAGGATGACAAAGAGATTTGCCGCGCCTATAGGGTGTTTGAGGATAAGTGCGATGCTCATTTCTTGTGGAAAGAGCGCCGCGCTATTAAAAAGGCCGCGAAGAGCTGCGTGGAAGAGTATTAAATAGGTTAAGGGAAAAGCGGAAACGCAAAAAGGGAATGATTAAAATGCAAGATACTTTTGATATTTTCAGCGAAAACACTACAACCGCTCAGCCTGAGGCTAAGCCTGTGAAGCTTTCTAAGGAGGAGGCGCGCGCGAAGGCTCAAGAGAAAGCGGATTCTATTACTAGTCAAGTCGTTGGTGTACTTCGTGAGGCTTTTCAGTCTGTTGATGGTGTTATTGGGCTTGTTGGTAGTGTGGCGCGTTTTAAGGCTATAAACGCAGATAAGCACTATAGCACTCGTAACATGTTGATGGTTATTGCGCAGATGCCGACGGTTGGCCGTGTGCGTGGTTTTTCTGAGTGGAAGAAAACGGACGCGATGGTTAAAAAAGGGAGCAAGGGTTTGGCTCTTGTTTCGCCTAAGACTTATAAGTGCGCTTATACGAAGAGCGGCAGGATTGTTGGTGCGGTTGCGCGTCTTTCTAAGGCTGAAAAGGCGCGCGTGACTAGCGGAGAACTTGTTGTTAAAGATGCAATATATGGCGCGGGCTTGGCTTATGTTTTTGATTCTTCGCAGGTTGATGGCGCGCCACAAGTGCCTGAGGTGGCTATTTCTTGGGGTGTTGACGGCGCGACTTTGGAGCGGTTGGCGGCGGAGTGCGTGGCTGGCGTTTGCAATATTTTTGCTGAGAAAACGCGCGCTGCGTTGAGCGACTATGCGGCGGCGGTTGATATTTTGCTTGGTAAGTCGAAGGTTTGCGCGCTTTGTGTGGCGGCTTGATATGGAAACGCCGTGGCGCGTCATTGTAAGGAAGGACGATAAAGGAAAATAACGCCCTTTGCGCCACGGCTTTTCTAGCGTATCACGCGACACGCCGAAGGTTGACAAAGGTGCGGCACGTGGTATTATAGAGAATGTAAGGAAAACAAAAACAAAGGAGAACAAAATGAAAAACGAAGCCTTGCAAAGACTTGCAAACGAAGTTAAAAACTGCAAACGCTACGCGCTAAACGCAATCAAAAAGGCCGAAGAAGGCAAAATTGGTTCGGCTATCAGCATGCTTGATATTGCGCAAACGGCAAAAATCTGCGCCATGCAAGCTCACGAGGAACTCTGGAAGGTTAGCGAAGGAAAACTAAACAGTAAAGAATTTGAACTTTTCGCGGAGGCTGAAACTTTGGATGAGGATATCCAAAAAGCCTATCAGTCTATTAAGCAAGCAAGGAACTAAAAGGAATAATTAAAATGCAAGATATTACATACACCATCAAAGTCAATGACTTAATCGAAGCTCTTAAAGAATACGAGTATGTAAAAATTGAATTCTACGCGGATGGCGATTTTACCATTATGGACGAAAACGCTTGCGGCTATCCTGATGAAAGTATCCACACTGAGCCTTTTGACCTTTACGACTTCAAGGACTGCAATAGCGATGTGAATGAGTACACTGATTGGCTTGAAGACGTGTGGTTCAAAGGTTTAGAAGTTAGTGAATATAACGAGTTCCAGAACACTCGTTATGTAAATTACACCATTCGCGTAAATTGGGTTAAATAGCAAGTGTGTAATAAGTCTTAAAAGCAAAAAGGAGTTAAAAATGATTGAGATTACTTACGCTATCAACGCTCGAGACGTTACCATGATGTTTCTGCATCGTCAGAAGTTAAGGATTGTCCTTTATGAAGATGGACGCGTTGATATTAAAGATGAACACGATGGCAACAATGGCAAAGCACTTACTGAGATAGATATCACTCGCGACGACTGGAAGGAAGAGAGCGAAAAAGGAGGCTCTTTAGAGTCTTTAATTGAAAGCAATCTGAAGATGTTTGGCTTTGAAGTGAAGCGCGATGAGGAAAAGCGAATCGTCTACGCAAAGAAAACCGTATATTCTTACGTTATTTACACTCATAAAGTAGCTGAGCTTTTCAAGAAAGACGCTGGTGTGAAAATCACTTTTTACAAGAACGGCAAGCACACTTTAGAGAGCTGCGCCAGCGAGTCTGATGGCGAGAATGATTCTCCTGATGTTGTTGGCACTTGTTTCTACTCTTGGCGTTACTTCAAAGCGCGGGGGTTGCGCGAGGATTTACTTCACGAGGCGTTAAAACACGAGTGGAGCATCGGGCATATCATGCGCAATGCTGACGGCTCGCAAAAATGCATGGTGTGCGTACGCTGGGACTCGAGAACACCTAAAGCTTAATTTAAGAAAGGGCAAAATGTCTGATTATGATTTTCGCGCCAAGAGAGACGCGCCAATGTATTTGATGGCGCGCGATGTGGCTATTTTGTTGGATTTGAAAAAAAGCGCGGTATTGCGATACTTGACGACTGCGCGGCGGCATTATAAGGACGGGTGCGTTAAACCGTTTGATTTGCCGCTGCCTGACGCGCTGGCGGGGTTTAATCTTCGCGCGCCGCTCTGGCGTTACGATACTATACGCGTTTGGGCTGCGCGTCGTCCTTATGCGCCTGTTGAACTACCTGCTAGTGAGGCTGAAGGCTTGGCGTTATTGCGTGAGTATAGCGAAGATGCGAAAGACTAAAAAGAAAGGACAACAAAAATGACGAAGCACGAGTTTTTGAAGGCTTTAGAGGCTGCGAAAACAGAAGAAGAATTCTACAAGGTGATTTGCGAAGTAGGGTGCAAGCCATGTGCTATTGACTGCCTATATATCAATCTAATCGACTATGTGCTAGAGGTTAGAGATGAGATTATTGAAGATTATATAAACGAATTCCCCGATGGGGACGTTAATTCATACTGTCTTTGGGAATACCGAGATGAAGTTATTAAAGCTGCGCACGATGCTATAGGCGATAAAGATTATCGCGCACCATATGAGGTATGTACCTGCTAGCGCGCGCGATACGATACGCCGCGACGCGCTCTAACTGCCGCATGTGCGCTCGCTATCATATCCGCCACAACGCTCGCACAACCACACTTCTCGCATGTGTAGGTTTTATCCCATGTGTGTGCGGCGGCTGGCGCACTGCACTTCGGGCACACACCTATAGGGTGTTTGATTTCGTCGGGGGTAGTGAGTGCCTCGTATTCGCGTTCGATTGCATGCCATTCTTTCAAGTCGTAGACTGCGGCTGGCAGCTGCGGCACGCGCTTCGCATTCTCCCCTAGTATGCGCAACGCTGGCTCAAGCGGCAAGCGCGCGTAACGCGCATCAACTTGACCAAGCACAACACAACACTGTGCGTGGATACGGTCAAGCAGCTTCAATGCGCGCGTGTTAAGCGGCATTGGTGGCACGCCACGCGATGGCGTGTGACCAAGATGCGTGAGCCTCACCTGCTTATAGGCGATTTGACGCACGATAGCAACCTGTGCTGGCAACGCGCGAATGATTTTCGCGTAAGTGTGGCGGCATTCACGGCAAAGTTTGCGCTCGCTATTATCGTGCATTCTTTTCCTTTCTTTCAAGCCTTATTATACGCTTTTGACTGCTTCTTTTGCGTCCTCAATCATTTCTTCAAGGTAAGCGGTACACTCACTCGCGTATCCGTTTCTTATAAACCACTGCCAAAATTTGCGCGCGCACGCATGATTATTATTTTTTAATAACAATAGTTTGCGGCTAATGGATTCTTTGGTTCTATAATCGTCCACCATTATCTTGCATTCAATACCGTGATAGTATGCGTCGTTTGCGCACGCTAACGCTTTCTCCAAGTCCTCCACGCCGCCTTTTTTCTGCCATCTGAACACGTACTGGATGACTTGCGCCCAGTCGCCTGAGTAGTAGCGGCTAATGTCGAAACATTCAAAGTGTGTTTCACCATCGTCGTACTTGTAATAGTCTGGTGTTTCCATATTGTCCCCCTATTTTGTGTGGTTTGGTTCTTCTAATGGCATTCGCGCCGTGCAATACCCGTAGTCTTCTGTTAAATATTTGCGAATTAGCTCATCGTATGCGTCCAGGTATTGGATTGCCGAGTCTGGCGCTAGTGGCGCTATCTCGCTATATGCTTGACTCAAGCGCTCGCGGACACGCTCAATCGTCTTATCTTTCTGGCTTATGTTTACTACCATTATTGTTGTTTCTTTTCTGATTGTTCGTCTAAGTCTTTTATTATTTGTTTTTCGCGACCGCTTAGCTCCCATTTTGTTGGCCGTTCCGTGCTTGTGCAGCCTTTGGATAGTGGGCTTTGTAAGCATTCGCGCAAACGTTTTACAGCGTTGCTGCTAATGAGATACCCCCCCCGTAAATACCCTTCTTGGTCGCTCGCTGCGAGTCTAAAGTTTTCACAAAATACGCTTCACTACGCTTTAAGACAAACGGCTGCACATGCTTCACATACTTATCTAAAAGCGCTGAGGATATGACGTGTTCGGGATACACGTATTTTCTCGACGCAGCGTTAGCTTTAATAGGCGATTTTTTCTGGGCTTCTACGATTCTGCGTCTTAAGTCTGGCGCGGTCTCAATGAGATTGCCGCCAAGATTAGTCACGAGGCTAGTGTTCACTACCGCGCCGTTATGGTATCTGATAGGCGCGTTAACCTGCACGTAGTTCACTACATTGTCCGTTGAGCTGAAAAGCGTGAGCGTTGGTGCGAAAAGCACAAAATCAACATGATTCGCAATATAAAAGTCTTTAATCTTTCTCAGAATGCTAAATGGCGGATTGTCAATAACTACGCAGCCTTCTGGATACTCTTCCGCCTCGTAGTCGCCGCCTGGCTTGAACGGCCGCAAAATAGTACGCCCTTGCAAACCGTATTTTTCAACCGCCCAGGTTTTAATAATCTCGTAGATTTGCAGAGGCGTGTAGCAGTCGTCCGTCGTTAGTTTCGGCTTGAATTTTTCAACAAATCCGTCGTAGTCGGTTAGCTTAGCTTGCCTTGTGTTCACTTATTTCTCCAAAATGTTTATTGTTTTCCAACTGCTGTCTAGCGTGGTTCGCCATGCGCTTGTGGTGCGTGCGCTTTCCATGATGCGTTCCCCTGAGTCTCGTAGTCGCCATGTGACTACTTGTGCGTGCGTGTTGGTTACGCCTTGCAAGTAGTCGTGGACTATTTCGCCGTTGGCGCGGATTGCGATTACGCTTGCGCCGTCTAGGTCGTTGGGGTGCGTGTAGCCTAGTGCGCGCAAGATGCGTGTTAGGTCTAGCGGTGGTTGCTGACTATTTTCTTTTTCCATTCTTCCGCGGTTGTCGTGTTTTCAATAATTGCTTTTACATGCTGCTCCGTGAGTCCTGTTTGCTTGCATATATAGTTGAGTGGCATTCCGTCTGCGTACCATTTGCGTATTAGGTCGGTAACTTTTTTAGGTATCATATGTGCCTCGTTTGCGTATTGCCTTTTAACATGTTTGCTGCGTTTCTGTTTACCATTTGTTGCACAAGTCTTTCGTCTCTTGATTGCCTGTGAGTGGGCGGACTATGTATTCAGTTCCTCTGTAGTCCAGGGGGTTTGTACTGACTCGTGATGATGTTCCTATCTACTCTACATGTGGTGTTTTGTGGTCATATTTAGTTCTCATGTTGAAGATACCGACGCAATGACCATATCGAATACTTTTCCCTAAGTATGATGGGTGGTTCATTTGTTCTCCTTGTTTTCGTGTGCTTCTTCGTACCAGCGGTTTGCTTCGTAAATGATGCTTACTAGCATGTGTAGTGGCATTGTTACGTACTGTTGCATTATGGTTTTCGCGCTGCTGATGCCTACGCCGCGTTTCTTGTGTATTACCGCATAATAGGGTGCGTTATCGTTGCTCGCTTCGGTTTCGGCTTCTCGCACATAGTCAGCTAGTCGCATTCGCGCCTCGTTTTTGCACTCGAGTACCATTCGATGGCCGCAAAATGTCACGCCGCTGATGTCTCCACGGTCGCACGTGCCGTTTAACGCGCGGCGTTCAATGTTTTCGTCGTTTAGCTTGTCTTGTAAGTATTCGACGATTGCGGACTCGAACGCCGTGCCTTTCTGCTTCTGCCTGCTCACTCGTCGTAGCCTTCGCATCTAATGTCAGAGGTTTGCGCAAATTCTTTTAACTGCCCGTATTCTTCTTTTTCCAAGTCAATGCAGAATTCTACTGTGCGCGCGGTTTCATGCTTCGTTTTGCTTTTTTTGAAGATTATGCCGCCAAGCCTGCCTGACACTAGAAAAGTGTCTAGTATTTTTAACGCGTCGCTGAAGTTTTCTCCGTCTAAGATGCAGAGTTTCTTTTTTGTTTTGTGTTTCCTCTCTTTTGATATAGGTTTTGATTCTATGATGAATATTCCTGGCTCGTCGGTTGGTATTGTTCCAAAGGACATTCCCTTGAGATGGTCTTCTTTGTGAGTCATTTCTGCGACTACGTCTCTACTCTTGGCGCCTTTTATCATTTTGTTTGTCCTTTCTTGTTGTTTGGCATGAATCTAGCTTCGACGAGGCGCATCCCCATGCATAGTGATGCGCGCGCTTCGTAGTGTCCACCGCGTGGCTTGTGGAATGCTGGGAGTCCTCCGTGTCTGATTTTTGACACTAGCGCGTTTGCTGTGGAGCGGACTGGCGTGGTGGCGACTTGCTGCCAGCATTCTGGGTGCATGCGGCATGCTTTTGCCTGCTCGGCGTATTTGCTGTGGCGAGGCTTGCGGCGCTTAGGCTCTGTACTAGCGGCTGTGGCGGTCGCGCGTTTGCGTTCTGGTATTACTACAGCTTTCGGCGGCATGATTGGCGTTGGTTTAACTGTCGACGCGTCGACGGTGTCGGCGGATTTTTCACCTACTCGGCCTGTGAAGAGTGCTATTATGCGCTGCTTAAAAGTGAGCTTCATCTCTTGCCTCCTAAAATTCTGGTTCGGGTTCGGCGCCTGGTGTTCCCCATTCGTCGGCTTGTGGTTGGGTACTCCAAGGGTCGGCTTGCGCGTTGGCTTGTGGTTGCGCGTATTGTGTGAATCCTTGTTGCGGCGTTTGCGTGGGTTGTGCATTGGCGAGGCTCCCGTGTTTCAGCGCGCGCCCGACTTCATTGACGGTCAACTCTAGGCTTGTGCGCTGCACGCCGTCTTTATCCGTGTAATTGCGTTGCTCTAGAGTGCCTTTTACTATTACGCTCATGCCTTTGTCTAGTTCGGCGGCGGCGTGTTCGGCTAAGCCGTTCCATGCTGTGCAGCGGACTTTGGTTGTTGTCGCGTCTATCCAGTTGCCTGTGGCTTGGTCTTTGACGCGGCGAGTGCTGTAGACTACGATGCGCGCTAGCTTAGTACCGCTTGGCGTGGATTCTAATTCTGGCTTGGCGGCGAGGTTGCCTGTGATTGTGGCGGATATCATTTCTGTTCTCCTTGCTGTTGTTGTGCTGCTTCCTGGGTACGTTTTGTGCTTTGTTCACGTAACCATTCGCGCGCTTGTTGCATTATTGTTTGCGGATTTGCGAGGATTGCTTCCGCATCAGCGTAGGTCATTGCTGCGGTTGGTGTTGGCAGCAAGTGTTTTTTAATCCAATCAGCCGCTAACACTCTGCTTAAGAATCCTGCATCGTGTAGGAGTTTTAAGATTTCGTCGTGTTGTTCTCTTGTTGCTAGAGGCGCGAGTGGCGATTTTGACTGCTGACCTTGCTGGTATAGTTGACGTGCTGACATATTGCCTTGCTGCGGCTTTGCCTCGTCTACGATTTCAGCCTCAACAGTTTCAGCATTTTGTGTAGGTTCTACAGTTTTTGACTCGTCTTCTACTTTTGCTTCTACGTCGTCAAAGTCACTCATTTCGTCTGACGTGTAGTCAATTCCACATAATGCTTCACTGCACGCATCACGCGCACAGTCTGTAATGGCGCGCTTTTTCAGCATGGTTGCTGGCTGCTTAATATAGTTGCTGTTGTTTAACAATCCCATGCGCTGTGCCCATGCCCTATCGCGTTTTGACACAAACGGGTGGTCTGGGTCGTCGCGTCTAATGATTGTGCATATTGCGCATTCTTTGCCAGGGGTTTCTTCTACTTCGATTCGTAGCTTGTGCCCTGCTTTACGGACTTGTGCGGCGATAAGACTTGCGCTCATTGTAGGCTTGCCTTTTATTACGTTAATTTCACTTAGGCTTTGTATAGGCGAGATTCCAACGCTTTGCCCTAGTGTTACTGCTACGAAAACGTCGGCTGGCTTATTACGAAAAGCTTCTGGCACTAGCGTAGATTGCGCGTATAAGGCTGCTATGTCTTTTTGTTCGCTAATAGTGAGTTCACTACTCATTTTTGCCTTCTTCGATTTGCATTGTGACTGGGTTTATAATGCCGTTAAGCTCGAGTGGCTCACTATTATAAGAACGGTCTAATCGCACTGTTACGACTGCACTGCGCCCATTCTTGTATTCAACACCTTGTGGAATTTCGCCATCGTGAGCGCGAATTAGCTTGTCTAAAAACTCTGGCTCTAATGCTTCGTCGCGTGGCATTATGGTCTCATACCATGCATCGCGGCCGTCGTCTAACGTCCATTGGATTTGTCTTAGGATTGCGGCGTATTTTCGAGGGTCGTTTACAACGTAGTGTCCTTCGCTGCCTTTGCTTATGCTGATTGTTCCTACGGTTTTATTGTTGAATCGTAGGTCTTCTGTTGTTCCTGCGTCGGCATTGTTTGCCCACACGTTTTTGGCGGTTTTGAGCGTATTGTCGATGCGCTTTGTCCACTTGGTTAGCGTGGCAATTACGGCGTATAGCTCGCGTGGACTGAGCTGGCTTAATTGGTCTTCAAGGTCTGTGATTTCTTTACTCATTTTCTACTCCAGCTAGTTTGTCAATTATTCTTAAAACGCGGTCTTCTGCTACGCATTGCGCATGGTAGGCGTCTTTTGCGGCTTTTTTAAGCTGAACGTGTTCGTCGTCGAATTGGTCATCGAGTTTGCTCCATTTGCTAGTTGCTTCACGTTCTCTTGCTCGGATTTCTTCAAGTTCTTTCCATGCTTGCGTGAGTTCGGGCTGTGCTTCCATCTCTTTGTCAATTTCTTTGCACAGACTCACGTGTTTTAATACTGCTTCCGCGTATTGGTCTAACGCTTCGTCTAGTTCTTTGCTAATCATTTTTCCCTCCTTTAGTCGAGTAGTAGGTCGAGTAGTTTGTTGTAGGCTTTCTGGTATTTATCCGTGTAGTATTTGATAACGCCGTTTTCGTGTATTTTGTTGTGGCGTTGTTCTTTTAATGCTTTGCGCATTTTCTTCGCCGCTTTGAGGATTCGCTTATGATTTTTCATTCCATCTAATGCTTTCTGCTATCTCGACGGCTACTTGTAAGGCTATTAAAGCGTCTTGTATGGCTTGTAGAATCTCGTCGCGCTTAGTAGTCTCATACTTTTCTAGGCATGCGAACGCGGCGAATTTTTTAGCGCAATCCTTTTTTAAGTATCGCGTAAGCGCGCTGATTTTTTCGCTTGGGGGGTCTGAGCAAAACTCGGGGTCGTTTTGTAATTCATTGCGGACTGATTCTTTTATCGTTATAAACGCTTCTGATTTTTCTTCTATCGTGGATTCTGGATTGTCGCATGTTTCAACGAATGCTTTTAATGCTTCTTCAGTGCTCATAGTGTCCTCCTCAGATTGTTTGTGGGATTGGAATGTTGTGTGTTTCGAGTAGACGCTTCATTATTAGGAGCGCGCCGCCGAGGGCGCTTATTGTGTACTCGCACTCGTCTAATAGTTGGTCTGTTTCTTCCAGGTCGTAGCCGAGGCCAAACGCGCATGTGCTTATTTCAGCGTCTCGCACTTGTTTTGGCGTGAGTAGCATAAGTTGTTCCTTTCGTTTGAGGGGGCACGGTTGAGCGTGTGTTTAGGAGTTTGTTTTTGTTGGAGTGTTCCTATAACCGTGCCCTTTGTGCGCGTGCAAAGAGTCGAACTTTGCTTCTCTAGCTTGTGCTTGAGTACAGAAGGGGTGAAACAGTTTAAGAGATTTTGTCTCTGTTTTGTTTCGCTAGAGTGCCGTTTTACGCGCTTAAATTGTTAGTTTATTTTTTTGCCGAGTTGCTTATGCCACCAGGTTTCGGCGCTTTCTGCGTCTATGATTAGTGTGCTGCCTCGCTTGTTGTCGCATGTGGCGGCTTTTAGCTTGCCGCGTTGGATTAGCTGTTTTACCATTGGTATGCTTAGCGAGTACATTGTGGCGAACTCTTTCACGCTGTAGGCTTTTTTTACTTGCTTGTTAGTGTAGATTCGTTCGATTCGGTTGAGTTGTTCGCTGATTCGGTCGAGTCGCTCATCGTAGTGTTTGATGATGTCTCGGCTTGTGTATTCTTGCGTGTCCATTCAGCATATTCCTGGATTCTGTTTTGTTTAATGGTTTGTACTGTGCCTGTTAGGCCGATGAGGATTATTAGTAGGCCGACTGGTAGGCACATGTATTCTGGCGGCTGGATTAGTACGGTGGCGGCGAGTAGGATTCCGCCTATTGTGAGGATTGCGTATAGTGTGAGGCTGAGCCTGTATGTGATTTTTTTCATTGCTGTGCTTTTTTCTGTTCGATTTCGTATGTGGCGTTAGCAAAGCCGATAGCGGAGATGATGGCGCCTGCGAGCGCGGCGATTGTTGTTAGGTCGGCGGCGCCTTGGTGTGGAGCGGCGACGATAATGTCTGCCAGGAGGAGAATTATGCTGGCTATTAGTGTTAAGTGTGGATATTTTCTAGTGAGCATTTTTAGTCTCCTTTTGTTTTTTGCATGTTTTTTAGTTCGTCTTCTAAGTGGATTTTTTGTTTGTATATAATCATTGCTGCTTTATCGGCGGTTTCGTATGCTTTAGTGGCTTGTTTTAGTTTTTGTTTCGCGATTCCGAGATTGCTTTCTGTTTCTCTTGTTGCGTGTGCTTCGAGTTCTCTTTCGGCTTTCTCTTGGTCGAGTATGGCTTGTAGTCGATTGTTTTCAGCATTGCTGCGGTCGTCTAGCGCTTGTGCGAGTGCGCCTTTTGTGCGCGCTAGATGCCATCTAAGCTCTGTTACTGTTTGCGGTTTCATGGTTATTCCACGTTTTTTAAGATTTTGTAGAGGACGTATGCGAAGAATCCTGTCATGCTTAGTGAGACAACGGTTGTTTCTATTGCGTCGATTAGGTGGTTAATGTTTTGCGGCGTCATTTTTCTGCTTCTTTCGCGATTAGGTGTTCTAGGTAGTTTCGCGCGATGTCGAGTTTGTCTCTTGCGCCTATGAGGTTGTTTTTCGCTATTTTGTAGTCCCAGTTGCTTTCTAGGTTTCCGAAGATTTTGTGTGCTTTTCTCTCTTCGATGCCTATTCGGGCTTCGAGGTTGTAGCATTTTGTTTTTAGTTCTTTGAGTTGTTTTTTGAGTTTGTCTAGTTTTTGTTCTGCTTTGGCGTCGTCTAGGTTTTGTTTTGTTAGTTGGTCTTTTATGTCCATGAAGCCTTGTTCGGCTTCGTTGTAGTCGCGTTCGGCTGTTATCCAGTCTTGTGTGGCTTTTTCAATTTCTGGTGTCATTTTCTGCTTCCTCGTTGTCGAGTTCGTTTATGTTTTTCACGCTTGTTATGTAGATGATGTTTTTAGCGTGTTGATTGATTATTGTCGTGTTTGTTTCCTTATCGCTCATTAGCTTTCCTTTGCTATGTACATTGGGGGTATAAAATACTCAACTGGCTTATGCAATACAGCAGCTAATAGCGCTATATCTTTGAAACCAAGCGGAATCTCTCCCCTTCTCTTGCTTCTTAATGCGGTCTCAGACATTTTTGCTTTCTCAGAAATGTTTTTAATTCGCATTCCACTTTCTTGGATAGCCTGCTCTAATCTGGCAGCAATCCATTGAGTTGCTTTATTATCTTCATCTTCGTTTATGTTCATATAATCATAATAATGTCTTTTTAGACATAATGCAATGCGGCGGCGTGTCTATTTAGACATATTTATGTCTAAAACTGCTATACTTACAATATGAACAAATTAGAAGATAGAGCCGAGCTATTTGCTAAATCAGTCGGCAGCGAGATAAAAGCAATGCTAGTGGCTAAAAAAATAACACAACTAGAAATCTGCCGCGCATTAAATTGCCAACAAAGCAACCTGTCAAAATGGCTCAACGGAAAACCAAATATCCCTATTGAAGTTGCTTATAAAATCTGTGAGTACGCTGGCACCTCGCTAGCTGATATCGTGAGCATAGCAATAATGCGAGTAAAGATTCTCATTCCTGATGATGATATTGAAAATATTGCTGATGACATTGCAGCAAACATACAAAACTACACGCTAGCCACATATAAGTCACCGTATCGAGATGAAGAAAAACGAGGTGGTGAAGGACGATAACGCTAAATGACTTATATCAAGAGGCGGCAAAACAGAATATAACAATCCGCGAGCGCAACCTGCCTGATGGATATTATGGCGTTTATTACCAACCTAAGCGCTTAATAGTGCTTGATGATGGGTTGTTAGAGTATCAGCAAAAGTGCGCATTATGTCATGAGCTTGTTCATGCGTACTACGGAGATGATGGCTGTTTTATATCAACTAAAGCTGAAATCAGAGCTAGGAAGGTTACGGCTTTAAGGCTGATTAGCCTAGAGGATTACAAAGCGTTAGAGAAGATTTATTCAAATATGGATTATCTTATTGCTTGTGAATTGGAGGTGACTCTTGAGATTCTTCAAGATTATAAACGCTATTATCTTGAGAATTTATTTTGCGAAAGCACTTGTTATAAACCTGTATAACTTGTATATATCATGTATATTATTGAGTTAAATCAATACAACAATATTATTTAATACAATAACACTCATTGAGTTAAATCAATGACCAGAGTATTATTATAGATTGATAATTTAGTATAAAAAAATCCTCATGCTCACATCGGGAAAGATAGAAAGCATGAGGAAGAACCAAACAAGTTCCGCGACTATCTTACATTTAGCCGTGGAGGAAAGACGGCAACGATGGGATACTCGAACATTAAAAGGGTTTTTGCACTCGGCGAAACTGGTAAACTATCAAAATTACGCGGAGGAAAAGTAACTGTTAACCCATTCGCTTTTACAGTATTACTTTGCATGGCGGCAAACTGTTACGATTACCCAGCTACGGGAACGATAGCTAATAAATCTCTGGCTTGTAGGTATTATCAAAGAGGTTGGAGGCATATTGCAAAATCGTTAGGCATGATTCAGCTGCCGAATGGTAATAAGAGATTCCAGCCAGATTTAGATGTTGCAAGTATAGTAAAATCTCGTGAGAATACGGCGCAAAATCGTATTAGTCAAGCTTGGAAATTCTTGCAAGAGCAAGGTCTTATAAAATGTATAGAGCCAGCGTCGTTGGGTAAAAATGCTGGTTATTTACTAACAATTGCAGATGATGAAGAGAATAGAAAAGTTGAGTATTGGGCAAGATATTGCCTCGGTATAACCGACACTTTAGGTGAGTCTCAACAGTGTTCAAGTGTCACGCCTAAAGAAAAGCCTCAAGCGCCAGTAAGACACTTTATAGGCTTTAGGAATCAAACGTGATAGAATGGTAAGTGGATTAAACCTCTGTTTCTCTCTCTGATAATTGAATAGGTTTCTCAAACCAAAAGCGCGCTAGCGGGTTTTAGCTCATTTCCCTCTAGCGCGCTTTACTTATATGCTAAACAAGGTGTACAATAAAAACGGGTATAATTAGAACTGTTGTTCTAACCCCCCTTTGTTATTGTTTTCAACGAAGGGGGGCTTCTTTTTCTTCGCCAAACAGTCTGCCGCCAAGCGCCTCAGCTTGCTCACGGCGTCGCTCGTCCGCCGCATGCTGATATATCATCGCAATCTTCGGATCTGAATGCCCCGCCATATCCATCAGCTCTTTAACAGTCGCGCCGCTCTGCGCAAGCCACGTCAAACAAGTGTGACGTAAGTCGTGAAAATGCAAGTCGGGGCGATTCGCCGCGCGCTTAGCATTATCGTAATAGTATCGTAGCGTGTTCGTGCGTATAGGCGTTGTTTTATCCGTTCTCGTAGGGAATAGCCAATCGTCCTTGCTTAAACCCTGCTCTTTCACAAACTTTTTCAAACATTCAACCAGTTCGCCTGATATAACCTCGCAACGGTTACTGTTCTCAGTTTTCGGCGAGGTAGTTAAAACAGTCGCGTTAGGAGTAGTCGCACGCGTTCTGCTAATAGTGACCGTATTGCGCTTAAAATCAATATCGCTAACTTTAAGCGCGCAAATCTCACCAATACGAAACGCTCCCAGCGAGGCTAGCAGCACGCTAGGCGCATACGCTTCTGGCATCTCTTCGTAAATTGTTTTAACCTCTTCAGGCGTAGCAATAACAACCTTGTGATTACGCTCTACTTTAGCCTCCCCAACAGTAAATGGGCTGATTTTCAAAATAGGAGGCTCCCCGTTCAAACTAGGACGCAAAGCACTGTTTACTATAGCGCGTAATACTCTCATCGTAGTCCTAACCATGTCTGGCCGCGATGAATCTAAACTGCTCCTAAAATCGTTCACCATCTGAGCCGTAATGTCCGCGAGCGCAACCTCTCCTAATATGGGTTTGATGTGATTCTCGTACGCTTTGGTGATGCTGTATTTTGTGCTTGCTTTAAGAGGTTTGCCTTTAACGCGCCTATTCTCAAGCCAGCTTGGAAAATATGCGTTGAAAGTAGTGCGTTCTGCTATCTCGCGTCGTTTGACCTCTTGAGGCGGTACCCATATTCGCTCTTCTATCTCGTATTCTGCCTTGCGTAGCCAGTCTTCGGCGGCGCGCTGCTGCATGATGGGAAAACTCTTAGACTGCACTTTAGGCAATCCCTGCCACAAGCTGAACGCATACATTGGCGTATGGTACCGTGCCACTATCCTAGTCGGATTCTCCTTCGTTGGCCTATAGCTTAATGTGCCAAAATCTTTTATCAT